CCGAATCGACAGTCCAGCGGCTGGCCACCTTCAATCACACGGAAGCGCCGCAGCCGATCGTCTGCCGCCCACCGGACAATCGGCGGTCGCCCAACACTCGCAACCTGCTGCTCCAACGCCGCCGCCTGCTCAGCCAGGTCGGCCAGCACGTAATGCAGCGTGCGCAGTTCATCAGCAGTGAACACCCGGCCGCCCTGTTCGGAGTAGCGGCCGAAATGAAACGCCAATCGATTCAGGTCTTCGCTCAGCATCTTACCCTCACACCTGCGCTCGCCGAATCCGCCGCAGCTCGGCTTCCATCTCGCGCCGCTCGATTTCGTCATTGCGCAGCAGCTCATCAGCTGCGGACGTCAGGTCCAATCGACATGCCGACGTGTTCGACGTCGGATCGACCACGATCGTGCAGACGTAATCGCCAGCCTGGTCTGCACGATCCTCGGCGACGGCCTCGACCGCGTACTGCTCCGCGACATGCAGAGTGATCTCGTATTTCTGCAGTGTGTGCTCCGCACGCCACACGTTGATCCACAGTGCCATTGTTGCCTCCTCACTTCGCCGTCTCAGCCGACGCGACGACATCTTCCGTCGCCGTCGCCTGCACAATCGCGTCCAGTCGACTGCCGTTGCGGCGCGGCTGCGCAGTTGGCGCGCCAAGTTCAACGTCCTCGTCAATGCGTTCAACCGCCGAGACCAATCGCGCGACCGGATCACCGGGCCGATCGGTCGAGAGCGGCAGACGCTTGATCAGCCGCCGCAGCACGGTCTTACGCGCCATCTCGCCCCACCACTGCGACCAGGCCGGACCGTCCTTTGACCGCGACACCGCGCGCACTTGTTCGATCTCGGCACGAGACATGACCTCCGCCACCACCTCGCCAGACGTCAGCCGCGCGATCGCGTAGGCACCGATCGGCTTGCCTCGATCCTCAGCCAAAGACGGCACCTCGTGCTCGATCGGCCGTTCTGTGTCAGCAGGCCGCCACACAAACTGATCGCGCTCGTGCACGACCTGCGCGACTAGTGATCGAATCTGGCCCGAGTTGCGCGCTAGCACCATTAATCCACTGACCATCGGCATCCACTGCGCCTGCTCGCGGAAGCTGACGATCGCGCCTTGTCTGCCGTCGGGCAGCAGCCCATCCTGGGCAGCCCGCAGGCAAGCAAGGAACAGGCTTTGCCGATCGAGATTCAGCAGCGTCGGCGTATTCTGAATCGCCGTCACGACCACGCGCGTGAACCTCTCCGGCGTGATGTGCTCCGGCAACGCGGCCGCGATCTTGTCGCGTTGCGATTCCAGGATTGCGACAAACTCCGCAGCGCGTTCCTTCGTTGTCAGTGCAGTCATTCTTCGGTCTCCTTCTTCTTCACGATCAGCCGCACGCTTGCCGCGCGGCCAGGTAGCTTCTGGCCAACCATCTCAGGCGTGATCTCACGCGCAGGCTGCTCCGGTACATAGACGGCGCTGACGCGATACGCGCCCGCCGTGCCGTAGCGGTGGCCGCCGAGCTTTGCAATCAACTGATTGCGCGCTTCATCGCGCTGGCGCGTTAGGTCCGCAATCTGTGCGCTCAGTTCCAGATAGCGCGCAGCAAGCTCGGCGGCTTCATCGTCACCGCTCCAGTCGGCTGGCGTCTCGTCCTTCCCCGCGTCAACCACCAGCGCACGATATGTCGCGTCTGATCCATCGGGTGCTGGTGGCCGATTCTCTGTGATCGATCGCCAGAACGCCTCCACGCGCCGACGAATCTCATTGTGGACGTCGTATCGCGCGACGTAGCGGTAGACACGCAACTCATTCCCGCCGACTAGCGCGGCAATTGCGCCCCACTGATAGCCAGTCGCGAGCAACTGCGCCTGCAACTGCAGCAGAATGTGCAGAGGCGGTTCGCCGTCCCAACGTTCGCGATGCGTGAGCCAGTCGACGTTCTTGAGTTCGAGCGCGCCAGGACCGGACGCTGCATCACCAAGCGCCGCGCGATCGGCTTCGGTCGGCTCAGCAATGCATCGGTCCAGTGTCGCGCCGAGCCCGCCGCACGTTGCGTAGACACCGGGCAAGAGACGCCAACCTTCGCGTTCGGCCGCAGCCTCGGCAATGGCGTTTTCAAGTCGCAATCCCCATGCCGCACGCTCCGCCGACACGTCCGGCGGTTCCATGCGGCCTGCTTTCGTCAACCACAAAGCGTAGATGCCCATTGCGTAGGCGGGCTGCGCGCCGAACAGCGCGGCGACCTCCGAAGCCCCAATGTGTTGGCGTCGGAGCGCCAGCCACTCCTCTCGATCCGCAGGGATCGCACAAATAGTGCGATCGAGGTGTTGGGTTCGCTCCTGGATCATGGCTCGCTCCACGCATCCGGTTCTCTCACGATTGACGACTCGCTCTCCGAAGTCGATTCTATCCTGTGTCACGGCTTGCTCACCGCTGACGGTCCTCTCACGAAACGCGGCTCGCTCGCGATTGACGGTTCCCACTGACGTATCGGCTCACTTGCGATGAGCGGCACTCTCCGCGCCGACGGTTCGCACCCTGCATCCGGCTCTCTCAAAGCTGACGGCTCGCTCATCACATCCGGTTCTCTTTGCCGGCTCGGCTCGCCCGAGCGCCGCGGTTCTCTCGGGTCATCCGGCTCGCTCGCAAACCTCGGTTCCCTCACGGCACACGGCTCGCTCATCGGCAACGTTTCTCTCAGCCCTTGCGGCTCGCTCGACAGTCACGGCTCCCTCAACAACATCGGCTCGCTCGTCGTGTGCGGTGCTCTCTTGCGGAGTGGCTTGCTTCCTACGCATGGTTCTCTCAGCCTTCGCGGCTCGCTCATTGGGCACGGTTCTCTCTACACCACTGGCTCGCTCGCACACTTCGGTGCTCTCACAATCCACGGCTCGCTCCTCATCCGCGGCGCTCTCTAGACACGCGGCTCGCTCAACATTTACGTGTCGCTCACTTTTTTCGGCTCGCTCGCGGTCCCTGGTGCGCTCCGCATGCGCGGCTCGCTCTCGCCCAACGGTTCTCTCTCGCGAAGTGGCTCGCTCAGAACACACGGTTCGCTCCACATGCACGGCTCGCTCATATGCAACGGTTCTCTCGTGTCTTGCGGCTTGCTGGCCAATGTCGGTGCGTTCAACGGGCGACAATCGCTCACAAACAACGGTTCTCTCACGACAGATGGCTCGCTCGCAGGGAACGGTTCTCTCCCGATGCCTGGCTCGCTTTGCCGGCTCGGTTCTCTCAACAAACTCGGCTCGCTCGTCGTGTGCGCTGCTCTCTTGCGGGGCGGCTTGCTTCCTACGCATGGTTCTCTCGATCCACACGGCTCGCTCCCATCGTTCGGCGCTCTCACAACGGGCGGCTCGCTCGCTGCTAGCGGTTCTCTCACCGGCCATGGCTCGCTCGGATTCGACGGTTCTCTCAGAATTAATGGCTCGCTCTGCAAACTCGGTTCTCTCTAGCTTCGCGGCTCGCTCGGCGCTACTGCATCGGCCAGTTCGGCGGGCCGATGTAGTGCGCATGGCCTTTGATTGCGATGATGTACGGCTTCGGCGGCGGCTCGTTGAACGTCACTTCATACATGACGTGGTGCAGATGGGCGAGGAACAACTTCACCGCGTATCTCTCAGCGCGAAGCTGGATACGCGCAGGCGGTAGACGACCAGCCTCGTAGTGCTTGCGCGCTTCCGTATCAGCCCCAAATCGCTTAGTCCGCAGCGCTTCGGCCGCCTGCTCGGCGTAGTCGCCCGCTTCGTTTTTCGCGATCTCGTAGGCTTTGCGCGCTTTGTAAATGTGGCCATAGAACGCGTCCTGTTGGTTCGAGACCTTGACAAACGACTGGCCCGCCTTCCAACAGACAAGCTTCAACGCGGCGTTCCACGGGCGCTTCTGACCCTTTTCCCATTTCACCGTCGGATCAAGCCCGGCAAACCGCCAAATGTGGCCGACCGTCGGCGCCTTGCGGATGTCGATGTGCGCAAGGAGACCGGCTGCAATCACTGGGCCGATCCCTTTCACAGTCATCAGCCACGCGCCCACCGGATGGTGCTCGACGTAAATGCCGAGCGTGCGCCTAATCTGAGCTTCAATGCGCTCGTGCCGCTGCGCCAGCCATTCAAGCATTGCGTGCGGCGCGCCTTCCTGCACACAAGCGCGGACTTGCGCGGTATCGCGGATGCGATCCTGCTGCATCTGGTAGTACGCCGCCACCAGATACTTTGCTTCGCGATCGCCGAGCGTCTTGCAAGCCTCTTTGAGATCGCGAGTGAGCCGCCACTCGGCGGCGTCGTCGAGCGTTGTTTGGTCCATGTTTGCCCTCCGCTTCTTTACAACTCGCGCGCTGCCATGTGCATCCGCGCTTCTCCGCACGATCTGTTGATCATGCGGGTCAACGCCATGAACTGTTCCTCGCACTGCTTTGTGCGAGCGAACACGTTCAAGACGTCGTGGCCGTTGACGGCAATCGTCAACCAGACCACGTCTTCAAAGCGGCCCGTATCGTCTTCCTTGCGATGCACGAGCGCACTTACCTCGTGCGCGTTGTGCACAGACACCATTATATTCGGCTGTTCCGGCGGCATACGTCCTCCATTCGTTCAGCGCGTCACGGCGACGCGCGAACCAGATTGCGAAAATCGCAGTTGCATGTCAATGCGATTTTCGCACATTCTGCCCGGCAGCAGTCAGTTCGAGAGTGACGCAAAATGCGGCGCAACGGCACCGCGACCACACCAGCAGCACGAGTAATCCAGCTTTTCGGCGGCACCGAAGCCGTCGCAGCCATCGTCGGCCTAAGCGCCTCGCGCGTCTATCGCTGGACACGACCGCGATCGCGCGGCGGCACAGACGGGCTCATCCCATCTCGATATCAACCCATCCTGCTCGCGGCCGCGCGCAAACGCGGCATCGCGCTGACGCCCGCCGACCTGGTGCCAGACTGGCACACATGACCATCCTCCGCCCCTATCAGCAAGACGCGATCGCACGCCTACGCGCGGCCTACGCTACAGGCGCGCGCGCGCCTCTGCTTGTGATGCCGACCGGCGCAGGCAAAACCGTCGTGTTCGCGCACATTTGCGGAGCGATCCTCGCACGCGGCCGCACCGCCCTTGTCCTGGTGCATCGCCGCGAGCTAATCCGCCAAGCTTCCGCAAAGCTCCACGCTGCTGGTGTCGCACACGGCATCATCGCGCCATGCTTCAGACCGACGCGCGATCCGATCCAGGTCGCGTCAGTCCAGACGCTTCAGCGCCGTCTCGCGACCATGCCGT